GCCGCGTGCTTGGCATCAACGGAAGCCGATACAACGCAACGGGGATCGAGAACTGGAACGGTTTGATCCGGGCGGCGGTAGCCGCCGGAGCCAAGCCGATCCATTCACACGCGTGGGCCGGCAAAGTGATCGCGCAATTCGAGGTTTGCCAGGCAGATGGGCTGCGAAGCACATTGATCCTTGGCGACAGCTTCGACGGCTCGTGCCGGCTGATGGCCGGCGAAAACACCACCCGTTTGACGTGCGCAAATCAACTCAGCAGCGTCGTTCGCTCCGAGCATGACGATTGGGCGAAAATCCGGCACACGGCAAGCTTGGAAGAAAAAACGCGCCGGCTAGAAGCCGGGATCGCCGAAACACTGAAACGCGGCCGCCGCGTTCACGAGCTTTTTCAACGCGCAAGTAACGTGTATTTGCCGCCGAAAGCCGCAAAAATCGCTTTCAATGCCTTTTTTCCGGAGCCAAGCGAAGACGACACGCCAACGATGACCACGAAGAAAACGAACAAGCGGCTCGCAGCGCGCATCGCCGCCGCGATGCCCATCAACCGCGTGGGATGTCGTCCGGGCAATCTCGCTACGTTGTGGAATTCCGCAACGTATCTGGTCGATCGCCGTTGTGGTGGTTGCCCGGCGTGCGAAAAAATCGGAGCCAAGCAAGGCGACGCAGTCGAAATGCGTTCAGGCGACGCGGTCAATTCGATGTTGTTCGGCGCGCGCGGCAAGCGCGTCACGGAATGTCTGGAGTTGATCGAAGTGGTTTTGGCGGACGGCACGGTCGAAGAAATGACCGTAACCGAAGCACAAGATCACGGTGTAAACGTCGGATCGAAGTTGCTCGAAAGTGTTTTGGCTCAGTACAACTAAAGCTTGCGATAGGTGCGCACACGCGCATCTATCAGCTTTTTGATCTTGGGGTTGTGTGTTTTGGAGATCCCGCCGTAGCGTCGAAAGACGCACGCGGGATCGCCCTTGCACTTGCGGATCCCAAATCGAAGATACCCCGCCGCGGCATCAACCGCGGCGCGCGTGCTTTTGTAGTCAACACCAACAATGTCGCGGGCTTGATATTTCGTCGCGGGAACTTTCGAAACGGGATACCGCCCGCACATGATCTGAAACAAGCCCCAACTGCGGCCGCCGTCGCCCTTCTTTTTCCCGCTGTGGATTTTGCGCGAAAAAGAACTTTCATGTTTTCCGACAGTCAGCAAAAACTTCGCTAGCCGCATATCACCCTTCACTTCGTCTTTGATCGCGCGCGCGATCACCTCGTAACGTGCGCGGGCTTCGGCCGCGGGTTCGCCTTGGTATTTCTCCTGTGCTTTTACCGGCACCAAAGAAAGCATGAGCAGCAAAATCGTTTTCATGATACGAAAAAACCTATGAGCAAAAAAAACGAACGCTTCGGGCAATTGCTTTGCCGGGCGTGGCGCAAAAGCGGTTTAACGCAGGCGGAGTTTGCCGCGCGGATGGGCGTTAGTCAACCGCGCATCGTGGAAATATTCCAAAGCAAAAGCATCACCGAAAAAACATTCCGGCGTGTTTGCCGCGCGTTGGGCGTCACGTACAAAATAGAAATCACGAATGATTCCGCAACATCTTAGTCAATCAAATGAACACTATACTCCCGATCAAATCGTGATCCCAGCCCGGCGCGTGCTTGGGCAAATCGATCTTGATCCGGCATCCAGCGCCGCCGCGAATGAACGCGTACAGGCGGAAAATTGGTTCGGTGTGGCCGATGATGGGCTTTCAAAAGATTGGTTTGGCAACGTCTTTTTGAACCCGCCGGGCGGGCGTGTGTTGCCGAAAAAAAACCATTACGGGATGCGTTCAAGCGCGGCGGTTTGGTGGGCGAAGCTCGCGGACGAATACGCCGCGGGGCGCGTGAAACAAGCGATCTTCGTGGGGTTTAGTATTGAGATCATGCGGACGGCGCAAAAACACCCGACGTTGCAGCCGCTTGATTTTTCGTTTTGCGTACCTAGCCGCCGGATCGCGTTCATTTCACCGCTTGGCAAAGCCGGAAAACATCCAACAAACGCGAATGTGATCGTGTACATGGGCGAAAACAAAGATGAATTCTTTGAATCGTTCCGGCATTTGGGGCGCGTGGTGTTGCTTTGAAGATCCCGATCGAGAAGCTAGATCGCGAACTTGTGATCCGGGACGAACCCGGATCGCTTCATCGCTTCATCCGGATCGCGTTCAATCAAGTTGAGCCAACGCGATTCGTGGACAATTGGCATATTGGGATCTTGTGCGATTACCTCGAAGCCGTGAGCCGAAACGAGATCAATCGCTTAGTTATCAACGTGCCGCCGGGCACGATGAAGAGTTTAACGGTGTCGGTGTTCTGGCCGTTATGGGAATGGATCAAACGCCCCGAAACAAAGTTTATGTTTGCCAGCTATGATGCAACGCTAGCCGCGCGCGATGGGCGGCGGATGTTGCGCGTTTTGCAAAGTGAATGGTTTCACCGGCGTTTTGATCCGCGCGTGACGGAGTTGCGCCCCGCCGCAACCGACTTTGACAACACCAAAGGCGGGTTTCGCTTTGCAACGTCCGTCGCGGGGAAAGCCACGGGGCGTCATGCTGATATTCAAGTTGTTGATGATCCGATCAAGCCGCACGATGTGCGCGGAAGCCTAGCCGTTACAAAAAAGGCAATCAACGCGGTTTCGACGTGGTGGCGGGAAACGATGGCAAGCCGCCGCGCCGATCCGGAAACGTTCCGGCGCGTGATCGTGATGCAGCGACTTCACGAAGACGATCTAGCGGGTGAAATGCTCCGCGAAGGCGGTTGGACGCATTTGTGCTTGCCCATGCGGGCGGAACCTAAAATGATTTGCCCGTGTGGGGATGCGGCGTGCACGCCGGAAGATATCCGGACGGAAGAAGGGCAGTTGTTGTGGCCGGAACGGTTCCCCGAAGACGTGGTGCGCGAAGACGAAACAACCGGGATGGGGCCAAGTGTTGCCGCCGCGCAAAATCAACAGCGCCCAAGCCCGGCAAGCGGCGGCATTTTCCAAAAATCGTGGTTTCGGTATTGGCACCAAAAGCCCGATCAACCCGTGCCGAAAGACGCGAAATACCCTTGCCGCGATGAAGTTTGCCGCGTGTTGCCCCGCGACGGCATGTGGATCCAATCTTGGGATCTAACGTTTAAGGGATCGGACGGAACAGATTTTGTTGCCGGCGGGGTGTGGCTTTACAAAGCCCCGGACGCGTATCTTGTTCACCAAGTTTGCGCCCGAATGAGCTTTATAGAAACGTGCAAAGCGATCGCGCGGGTTTCGGATCGGTATCCGCTAGCGTTCACGAAGTTGATCGAAGACAAGGCCAACGGCCCCGCGGTTGTTGACGCGCTGAAGAAGCGCTTGGGTGGTTTGGTGCTTGTGAACCCGGACGGGGGCAAAGAAGCCCGCGCGCACGCGATTAGCGGGCTTTTTGAAGCGGGAAACGTGTTTTTGCCGCACGATGAGATCGCGCCGTGGGTGCCGGGGTATCGCACGCAATTTGCGACGTTTCCGCGCGGCGTAAATGATGACATGGTGGACCAAACCAGCCAAGCATTGATAAGATTACAACGGCGAAACGTGCCACTTGTTGAAGCGATGCGCGTAATTCAGGAACAGATCCAAAATGGCCAAAAGCAATTACCTTGAAAAATTAGTTGAACAAGGCAACGCCGTCTGGCAAGGCTTGCGCCTTGTCCGTTCGGACAATTGGCAAAACGTTTTCACGGGGTTGGGAACCGCCCGCGATAAAACCCAGTATGGCAAATTCGTTTCGCTTTCGGATATCCCCGATCACGAATTGACCGGGCTTTACCACCAAAACGATACAGCGAAACGGATCGTGAACTTGAAACCGCAAGAGATGTTGCGGCAAGGGTACACAATAAACGTTCGCGATGATACCGAAGCCACAAGCGCGATCGGGCAACGCTTGCGCGACTTGCACGCAAACACGCGTCTTGTTGATGCGATGATTTGGGGGCGGCTGTACGGCGGATCCGCGATCATCATGGGCGCGGACGATGGGCGCGCGGCAAATGAGCCGCTAGACGAAAACGCGATCCGTTCAATCCGGTTTTTGCATGTCGTGGATCGGCGAAGTTTGCAACCGGCAACGTACTACAAAGATCCGTTGAATGACGAGTTTTTCGGGCAACCGGAACTGTACCACGTGATCCCGTTGGACGGGAGCGCAAGCAATATGACGATCCACCGATCCCGGATGTTGCTTTTTGGCGGGGCGCACACGTCCGCGGAAGAAAAGCTGCGGCTTGGCGGTTGGGATCATTCGATCTTGACCGCGATCTATGGGGCTTTGAGGCAGTTTGACAACGTTTGGCAAGCCTCGGAACAACTCATGAGCGATGCAAGCCAAGCCGTGTTCAAGGTTCAAGGGTTGATGAGCATGATCGCGGGCGGTCAAAAAGACGTGTTGCAAACTCGAATGCAGCTTGTTGACATGTCCCGAAGCGTGGCGCGCGCGCTTCTTTTGGACGCGGAAGGCGGCGAAGAGTTCGAACGCACCAGTTCGAATTTCACGGACGCGCAAAACATGCTTGATAAATTCATGTTGCGGCTAGCTAGCGCGGCGGAAATGCCCGTTACTATTTTAATGGGGCGAAGCCCCGCCGGCGAAAACGCGACGGGCGAAAGTGATTTTCGCGCGTGGTACGACACGATCCGAACGGCGCAAGAAAACGATCTTGAACCGCGGCTTTCGCGGCTAGTCACTTTGTTAATGTTGAGCAAAGACGGACCAACCGGGGGCATTGTTCCGGAAACGTGGGAAATTCGCTTTGATCCGTTGTGGCAAGCGACGCCCGAAGAACAAGCCACGATCGAAAAGATCACCGCCGAAAAAGACAAAATATATCTTGAAACCGGCGTGTTGCTTCCCGAAGAAGTTGCGCTTTCGCGGTTCCGTTCGGAAGGTTGGAACGCGGAAACGCAGATCGATCGAAACGTGCGCGAAACGTTGCTTGAAATTGAGCTTGAAACCTTGGCGGATCCGGAAGAAGAACCGCCCCCGGTTGAAGAGCCCGAAGAAGAACCGCCACCGCCCCCGGTTGAAGAACCCGATCCGGTTTAATGTCGGCACTTGCTCAAATAGCCGCAACACGCAAGCGGCGGCGGTTGTCGCGTGGCGTGCCTTCGCGCGCGGTGCGGCGTGCAAACTCCGCACGCCCGCCGAAAGCGGCGCAAATGGCTTTGATCAAACTGTTTGATCGCAAGCTGGATCAGTTTTCGCGCGAAGTTGAACGCGTGCTTTTCCCCGTATTGGATCAACTAGCGCCCCCGGAAGACCGGCAATTTTTGGTTGTTTCGCGCGATGACGGCGTTTTGCCGGGGTACGTCACCCGGCGCCTTGAATTGCTCGAAGTCGCGCTTTTGGAAATCTTTGATGAAGAAGAGTTGATCGCCGGCATTGATGTTGTTGGGCAACGCGTGGCGCAAACTAACTTCAACGAATTGCGGCGCGTTGTCGGAATTGCGATCCGCGATGCCGATCCGGGCGTCGCTGCGTTTTTGGACAACTTCCGCGCGATCAACGTAAGCCGGATCAAATCGTTGGTTGGGCAAGAATTGGTTGAAATCACGCAATTGCTTGAAGCAAGCGAAGCAACGGGCGCGCGTGTTGAGGTGTTGCGGGAGTCAATACAACAGCGGTTCAACGTGACGAAAAGCAAAGCGGCGCTTTTGGCCCGTGATCAAACACTGAGTTTGAACGCGCAAATTGCGCGAACACGCCAGCAAAACCTCGGAATCATTCAATATATTTGGACAACAAGCCAAGACGAACGCGTGCGGCCGGAACACGCGGAACTGGACGGAACGATCCAAAGTTGGGCGGTTCCGCCCCCGCCGGGGCACCCCGGCGAAGATTACCAATGCCGCTGCGTTGCTTTCCCCGTCTTGCCGGAATTGGCCTAAGCGTGTAAATATTAAAGGCGATGAAAGTCGAACGGCTAGATTTTGGGCGGCTGTCAAAAATAGCGCGCACGCCGCAAGGCGGCTTGAAATGCCCGGCAAACCTAACCCGAACGGGTGTTTTTGTTTATACCCGCGCGGATGGATCGATCGTTCGGGAACTCCGCCACCCCGACGAAGTCTTTTCGGAAGATTCAATCAAAACGTTGGCGGGCGCGCCCGTGACCGATCTGCACCCCGATCAACCAGTGCGCCCGTCAAATTGGAAAAGCACGGCGGTTGGGCACGTTGCCGAAGCCGTAAAAAAAGACGGTGATTTTATTTCCGCCGCGCTTTTGATCCAAGACGGCGAAACAATCGCACGCATTGATCGCGGTGAACGGAAAGAAATTTCTTGCGGCTACACATGCACGCTTGAACACACGCCGGGCGAATATGCCGGCGAACGTTACGACGCGATCCAGCGGGGTATACGCTACAACCACGTGGCACTTGGCCCGGAAAATTGGGGCCGCGCGGGCAATGACGTCGCATTGCGTTTAGATCATTTTGGTAATCAATTAATTTTAACGGCGGAAAAATCACCGCCGGAACAAACCGAAGGTGAGAAAATGCCGGATCAAAAATATTCGATTGATGGTGTGAACTACGACACAAGCTCTGCTGAATTTATCCAAGCCCTTGCAATTCGCGACAAGCGCGCCGATGCCGAACGCGAAAAACTAACCGCTGAACGCGACGCGTTGCGCAAAGAGCGCGACGACGCCGCAAAAGAGCTTGCTGCGGCTAACGATCCCGCGCGGCTTGATTCGCTAGTCGCCGCACGTGTTGCGCTTGTTGACGGTGCCCGAAAAATGATCGGCAAAGAAACCCGTTTTGACGGAAAGACCGATCGCGAAATCATGATCGAAGCTATCACGCACAATGATTCGGCTTTTGACGCAAGCGGCAAGAGCAACGAATATGTTGCAGCATATTTCGAAGCAACTTGCAAAAACGCCCGCCGCCACGATGAAGGCGGAAACGGCATTGCCGCCGCACGTTCCGCCGTTGTTGTTGAGTCTAGCGCTACCCGCGAAGACAACAACACCGCCGCGGAAGCCCGCCGGCGTATGCTTGAATCTAACAATAACGCGGCAACGCAGCCGCTTCGTTTTTCTCGCAAAAACTAGGAAAAAACAATGCCGCAAACTGTAACGCAAATTGACATGAACGTTGCCCGATCCGGTTTGGTCGCCGATTCGGGGATCGTGCAAGATACTATTAGCCGACTGGCCGAAGACGCCGGCGGCGCGAAAGCCGGAACATTTGTTGTGCCCGGCACAAACGCCGAAACCCAAGCCGTTGCACCCACCGCGACGCTTGAAATTTCAAGCGGTACGGGGCTTGGCGTTGTCATGTACGACGCAAGCAAAGAACCTGCAACGGGTGCGGCGCTTGCGCTCGGTAACGAGTACAACGCCGAAGATATGTTGCCCGTTGTTAGCAAGGGGCGCATTTGGGTCCTTTGTGACGCCGCCGCAACGATCGTTGCGAACACGCCCGCATTTGTCCGCCACGTTGCCGGAGCGGGCGAAGTGCTGGGCGCATTCCGCGAAGACACCGACGGCGGCGACGCAACCGCATTGCCAAACGCTGTTTTTCGGTCGGCACACCGCGACCTAAACTTTCAAGGCGAAACCGAGCGCGTTGCGCTTTTGGAAATCTCGCAGCCGACTAGCTAAGGATCAAAAAAATGACTTTCGACAAAGATATGATTTCCCGGCTTCAAGCCGACATGCACACGCATGGCAACATTCGCCTTGATGCCGGCGAAACGGCTATGTTGGCGCGGCAATTGGAGTACGTTTATGCAAAGACGTACGACATCAAATACGCCGAATTGAAGGCGCGTCGCTTCATCCCTGTTGACACTTCCGTTGATTCCGGCGCGGAATTCTACACGTATCGGCAATGGGACATGTTTGGCATGGCGAAGCTGATCGCCAATTACGCCGACGATCTGCCCCGCGTTGATACGTTGGCGACAGAATACCCCGCACCGATTAAAAGCTTGGGTGCAAGCTACGGCTACAGCGTGCAAGACATGCGACGCAGCGCGATGGCCGGCGCCAATCTAGACAGCCGCCGCGCCGCCGCCGCACGTCGTGCACACGAGCAAGCTTTTGATGATGTGATGGCCTTTGGCGATGCCGCCGCGGGCTTGGCGGGTTTCACAAACAATGCAAATGTGCCCATCGTTGCCCCGACCACGGGTCAATGGGTTACAAATGCCGCAACGCCGCTTCAAATGATCGCGGATCTGAATGAATTGGTGAATTCGATCATTTTGGCAACGCTGGAAACTTTTGTTCCCAACACTTTGCTTTTGGACAACACAAGTTTTCAGATCATCAACTCCACTCCCATGAGTTCTACGGGCGATGCAGACAAAACCGTTTTGCGGTTTTTCCTCGATAACAACCCTTATATCACCGACATTGATCAGTGGAACAAGTTGAACGCCGCCGGGGCGGGTGCAACTTCACGCGCTATTGCTTACCAGCGAAGCGAAGAAGTTCTAGCCGCCGTTGAACCGCAACCGTTTGAGCAGTTCCCGCCGCAAGCCCGCAACCTTGAGTTTGTGATCCCCACACATTCGCGCGTGGGTGGTGTACGGATTCAGTACCCGCTTGCCGTGGCATACATGGACGATCTAGGCGGCTGATATGGCAACAATTGACAACAAGCAACCCCGGCTTCTTTGGGGACCAAAGATCCCCGGACACAAACACGCGCAATGGCTTCCGGGGAAAAACGAACTTTCCCCGCGCTATTGGGCGGCGATCAAAAACCGATCCGACGTCAAACGCTGGATCAGTTTGGGGTGGCTTGTTGTTGATGAAGCCGAAAAGCTGAAAAAACCGAAGAAAGAAAAACAGCAGATCGAAAAAGTCGCGAAAAAGCTTGCGATCGATCTGCCCGCACCGCCCAAGCCAAAAGCAACGCTTTCGGGTTTTTTGATTGGCGAAGCTTTGCCGCTTATTCAAAGCGAAGAAGATCGCGAAACGTTGTTGGCTTGGGCGGAATCGGACACACGAAAAAAGATTGCCGCGGCAATTGCCGATAGATTGAAAGATTTGGAAAACGGTGGACCGGCGTAGTTTTTTGGCGCGCTTTCCGGAGTTTGAACCGGCGCCGCGGGCGATGGTCGAGGAATCGATCGAAGAAGCTACGCGCAACGTCGATTCTTCCGTTTGGCGCGACAAAACACAAGACGGCATCCGCTGGAAAACCGCGCATCTTTTGGCAATTTCCCCGTTTGGACAACAAGCCCGGCTTGTTTCGAATGACGGATCCACAACTTACGGCAAACACTTTGAAGCGCTTGCTCGCAGCGTTACGCCGGGTTTCCGGGTGGCATAATGGCAAGCCGCGCCCGCATAATCGATCGCGATCGCGGATATAAAGCTTTGCTGGCGCGCGTCCGCAAAGCCGCACGCGGGCGGACGGTGAAGGTTGGTGTGTTGTCCGGCGAAGGCGGCGCGCCCGCCGGCGACGGCGCAAAAAGCGTTTTAGACGTTGCGACGTTTCACGAGTTTGGGATCGGCCACAACCCCGAACGATCATTTGTGCGGGCTTGGGCGGACGCAAACAAAGACGAACACATCACACTTGAACGCAAGTTGGCCGAAAGTGTGGTGGAGGGTAGCAACACGATTGAAAGCGCGCTTGAAAAAATGGGCTTGTTGCTGGCCGCTTCGATGCAAGCAAACATCCGATCGGGTGTCGGACCGGCAAACGCCGAATCGACAATTGACCGCAAAGGATCTTCGAGCCAGCTAATTGATACCGGACAACTTGTTTCGGCTATCAGCCACGAGGTTGAATAATGGCGATCGCGTGGGAAACAATCCGGCCGGGCCTTCGTTCGCTGTTCGAAGATCTTGGTGGCGTGCAAACAGTTTGGCAAGACAAGCGCCGCCCATATATTGATCCGCGCGGGCAAGCCGTCACATTGTTGCGCGTTCGTACGACGGAAACGATCGGTACCGACGATCGAAGATTTGCCGATCTTGGCTTGCCGATCCCGGAAAACACGATCGAAGAAAGCCAAAACGGCTACCGCCGAACAAGCCTTGATGTTCGGGTTGAAAGTTTCCGGCATGATGACGATCGTTTTGCCTTCAACGCCGTTTCAGATATCCGCACGCGGCTTGGTTGGCTTTCGTCTCTTGCCGCTTTGCGTGAAATGAATGTTGCGTTGATTAGAGCAAGCCAAGCGATCGATCTGAATAACGTGATTACAGACGACCGAATAACCAGCGTCGCGACTTTGGATCTACTTTTGAACATTGGAGTTTGCGAAGCAAACACGAAACACCCGATTTCCACGATCGAAACTGTCAACGCCCCCGTGGGGACGTTTTTGCCCCCGTGTTAGGATTTAATCATGAGCCTTGAAGATATTGTTTCTGTCCAAATTTCCGCCCAAACAACGACGGTTTCGCGGCTTGGTTTCGGTACCCCGTTGATCGCTCGCTTTCACAATGTTTTTCCCGACGTTGTGCGCGAGTATAAAAGCGTTGCGGATATGTTGAGCGATGGGTTTTCCGCAACCGATCCGGCGGTTTTGATCGCCACCAAGATCGCAAGCCAAAACCCAAAGCCGGCAAAATGGAAGATTGGCAAGCGTTCTTCCGCGTTCACGCAAGAAGTTCGGATCACCCCGATCAACACCACGGAAGGCTACACGTATAACTTCGACGTTGTGGTTGATACGATCCCCACGGTGATCACGTACACCAACGGCGCCGCGGAAACCGTGGCGACCATTTGCACGGCACTTCAGGCGTTGATTGATGCGATCGTCGGGGTGACCGCAACGGACAACACAACCGATGTGACGGTTGAAACGGACACCGCCGGAGATTTGGTGGATTATGTTGGTTTTGACGAGCCGGACAATTTCACGTTTAAAGATATCACCACGGATCCCGGCATCGCGGCGGACTTGACCGCGATCGAAAGCGTGGATCCGGACGGGTGGTACGCGCTCGTTTTGGATTCAAACAGCGAAGCCGAAATTTTGGCGGCGGCTTCCTGGATCGAAGCCCGCAAAAAGCTTTTCTTGACCAACACCACGGATTCGGAAGTGATCGATAACGTGGTAACGAATGACGTAATGAGCGATCTTCAATCGTTCGCATATGCACGAACCGCGATCGTTTATTCGCAAGCCCGGCTTTTGAATTGGACCGGCGCGGCTTGGGCGGCTAACCGCTTGCCGTCCGATCCAGGTTCTTCAACGTGGTCTTTCAAAACGTTGGCAAGCGTTCAAGTTGACGGCAATTTGACCGGCGGGCAAACGTCCGTGATTGAATCGAAGGGTGGCAACGTATACCGCACGATCGCCGGTGTTAACGTTACAACTTTCGGGATCACGGCTTCGGGCGAATACATTGACGTCACACGTTTTATTGATTGGCTAGATTCGCGACTGAAAGAACGGATCTTCGGTGTGTTGGTTAACAACCCCAAGATCCCTTACACCGACGTGGGCGTTGACCTCATGCGCTCACAAGTGCTTGCACAACTGCAACAAGGCATTTCGGCCGGCGGTTTGGCAGCAGATCCGGCGCCCACGGTGCAAGCGCCCAAAGTGGCGGACATTGACGCCGCGGACAAGGCAAACCGAGTTCTGCCGGACATAACTTTTCAAGCAACCCTTGCCGGGGCGATCCATCAATTGGAAATCTCGGGCGTGCTTTCCGTCTAAGATTGGAGATCTGAACAATGCCTTTGAAAGTATACGACGCAAATGAAGTGACGGTGAACGTTGCCGGGCTTCCGATTGAAAGCGGATTTGATGATGGGGAATTTGTCCGAATCGAACAAGAAAGCGAAGATTTTATTGACAAAGTCGGCACTGATGGCGAAGTGACGCGATCCAAAACCAACGATCGACGCGCCACAGTTTCGATCTTGTTGATGCAATCCAGCGACGGCAATGCCCTTCTTTCCGGGCTAAATAACATTGATCGCCTTGCTGGAAACGGCGCCGGTGTTGGCCCGCTGCTGATTCGTGACCGGCAAGGTTTGGCGCTTTACGCCGCCGCTGAGTGTTGGATTTCGAAGCCGCCGGATGTGAGTTTTGATCGCGAACCAACCGCCCGCGAATGGACGCTTCGTGTTGCTTCTTTGGAGCGTTTCGACGGCGGCAACTAATAAACAAACGAAGGAATAGGAATGCGAGAAACAAAGCAAAAACAGATCGGGGATCGCGGGTACACTTACCACGTCACCCAATTCGGGGCGCGCCACGGGGGGCGCGTGCTTGTTCGGTTGTTAAAGATCTTGGGCGGTGCGGCGGGCGAAGCCATGCAAAGCGAAGGCGTGCAAGGCTTCGATCCGGTGTTGATTGGTAGACTTGTCGCCAATTTGGCCGAAACGGCGCAAGAAGAAGATTTTGATTTTCTTTGCGATACATTCGCAAAAGCCGGCCAAGTTAGCGGGGGACAATACCCAAACCCGGTTCCGCTTTCTTCCGATGGGCTTTTTGATTTACATTTTGCGGGGGCGTACAAAGAACTTGGTTCTTTTTTGCTGTTTGCCGTTGAGGTTAATTTTGGCGGTTTTTTAGAAGAAACACCCGCGATGGATCCGATCGTCGGGGCAAACGGTCGCCGGGTTTCGGCACCAATGGGGGCAAAAGCGAGCGCGTAACAGTTGAGATCCCCAAACACTTGCAAGCGGATTGGCCGGTTTGGCGTGTTGCTAGTTCGCCGCATTTTCGGGACACGTTACAAGAGATCGAAAATTGTTGGAGTTTGGACGATCTATATGATGCGCACGACGTGATCGAAACGCTCGAAGAGCTGGAACGCCGGCGCCAAAAAGCCGCCCGCCGCTAGGTTGTTAAGTATGGCACTTCGTGAAATCATCGCGCGCTTCGGGTTTGACCTAGATCAAACCGGCCTAAAAAAAGCCGAAAAAGGGATCAACGGCGTTGTTTCGAAGCTACGCGGGCTTGGCGTTGCGCTTTCCGCGGGTGTTGTTGCGCGCGGGATCAAAAACTTTGTTGTTGGCATGGTGGATGCCGGCGACGCGTTGGGCAAGACAGCAACGCAACTTGGATTGACCTCGGATCAATTGCAAAGCTGGCAAGCCGCCGCGGGCTTTGCTGGCGTTGAAGGTCAAAAGTTCGCGCAATCGATGCGCGTTCTACAAAAAAACACGCTTCTTGCGGAACAAGGATCAAAGCAAGCCGGTGACGCGTTCAAAAAGCTTGGCGTTGATATTAAAGATTCAAACGGCCAACTGAAAACCGGCGATCAATTAATGCGCGAAGTCGGTGTCGCGCTAAACAACACCGAAAATTCAACCGAACGCGTTGCGTTAGCTCAGCAATTGATGGGGCGAACGGGCGCGGCGCTTTTGCCGTTGTTCAAAGACGGTGAAAAAGGGTTGAACAAAGCGTTAGCGGCTTTGGAGCGTTTCGGCGGCGGGTTGTCGAAAGACATGGTGAAAGCCGCTGAAGACGCCCAAGATCGTTTCGCTGAACTAAACATCGCCACCACGTCTTTTAAAAGCCAAATTGCCGTCGCGATTTTGCCAGCAATCAGTCAGCTAACTTTAGCGCTTGCAAAACTCTTGGCGTGGTTGTCGAAAACCGTTGCGGGGACCGAAGCGATCAAATCCGCGGTGATCGCTTTTGCTTTGGTGTTGGGGAAGCTGGCGATCGCGAAATTCGGCGCAAGTTTGATCGCGCTAGGAAAAGCCGCCGCGATCCCGCTTTTGAAATTCGTTCTTCTTGCTCTTGTAATCGATGATTTGATCGCGCTTTTCACCGGGCGCGCTTCCGTCATTGGAACCTTCATCGACAAAATATTCGGCAAAGGCACGGCGTCGGCGCTAGTTGCGAGCGTAAAAAAGCTGGGTTCCGCTTTCCGGAATTTGTTGGCTTCCGGCGATTTGCAGGCATTTGATAAAGCGCTAGAAGATATTTTCGGCCCCCCCGGAGCGGCAATTTTCAGCGCTTTGGCTAAATTGTCGTCAACCATCAAAAGCGATTTCAAAAGCATTTTTGCCCAACAAGCAAAAGACTTTAAAAATTTCCGGGCGAATTGGGATGCGGATGTTGCTGCTTTCAAACAGTCTTTTGGTGAAATCGCAAAAGGGTTTTCGTCGCTAGTAACAAAAGCGGTTAAATTTGGCAAAGATCTTGTTGCTGGAATGGTCGAAGGCATAAAAGCCGCGCCCGGCGCTGTTTATGACGCGTTGAAAGGTGTGGTGGATTCGGCAATAGATAAGATCAAATCGAAATTTAAAATCGGATCGCCTTCACGTGTTTTTGCGGATGAAATCGGCGCGCCGCTAATTCAAGGAATTGCGCTTGGTGCTGAAATGGCAAAAGGACCGGCGCAAAAAAGCACGCAAAACGTTGTTTCAGCCGTC